GCTTCTTCGGTGCAGGCTTTGCCGGTGCCTTCTCAACTTCGATCAGGCGCAAAATCTGCCAGCCGTTTGCTTGATATTCTGCCACGTCAGCAGCAGCGACAAGCCTTTGCCTGCCGCTACTGCTGAGCATGTAAGCGTCAGCAGACATTAAGCCGACTGCACGCAAACAAGCTGATGGCTAATGCGAGCAGAGCCGCCAACCATGCCAGCAACCGCATTCATACCACCGCTACCAATGAGCGCCGTTTCTTCCATACGGATATTAGGCGCTTTTTGCAGCACGAAGCCGATCGAGTTGTCGATAGCGACCAACGCGCCTTTTTTGGTGGTGCCTGCAGCAAGCTGCACGCCAGTCTGCAATTCGACGCCTGAGCCTGCAGCGTTAACAAACGTGCTGGAAACAACGCCAGCCGAAGCAATAATCGGCACGCCGTAGTAACCGAACGCAACACCGTTGCCGCTGAGCGCTGGGAACGTTGCAAGAATGTCTTCTCGGCTGATGTAGTTTGACGAAGCGCGAACCGCTGCACGCAAAGACGAAACCTGCGACGGGTGCAACACGAACGCAAGCTGCCCAGGCGTACCGTACGACTTGCTTAGCTTGTTGTTACCTTCAGCAATTTCAAGCGCCAGTTCTAGCGTTTGAATGTCCATTGCTGCAGGATTGCCGCCGCCGTCGGTGCTGGCTGCAACTTCGCGAACGCCAGCGGTGCCGAACGTATCGTCGAAAGTTGCGCAAACCAAAGCGTTGGCACGATCGCCAAGGGCTTTGCCTAAAGCGCCGCTAAGGTTGATCCAGTCAACTTCTTGCGTCTCCATCGCTAAGTTCGTTATTTGGATCGCTCCGCACTCCTGGGGGGATGCAACGATGCGCACGCTTTCGGGCGTGACGGTCGCAGGCGTAAGCGGGTTGCCTTCGGTCACAGCCGCAGCAGTCAGGTTGTTAAGTTCTGCAAACTTATAAGCAACAAAACCTTGTTGCACGTTGCAGATGTCGAGAAGGTTCGCCTGATCGCCCATGCTCTGTTGCAAGACGCCAGACATTAGCTCGTGAGGAATTAACCCCGCTAAGCTGCTTGAAGTAGTCGCTGACATTGGTTTTTATCCTTTATCCGTAATGTCGTTTTAAATATGCCCTCTGCTCTGACCTCGTCATCTTGGCGATTTCCTCAGCCGTCGCTTTGCCGCCATTACTCACAGCGGTAACACGTCCGGCGCTCGGTTGTGCGCCAATACTTCGAGGCATAACAGCGGGCGCAGATTGCGCCTGCAATGACTCAGCAAGCGATACCGCACTGTCGAAGGCGTCTAGATCCGGCGTGTCGCCTAACTGCTGCTGCAGATGTTCGCGCACTGTATCCGGCAAAGCTTCAAATCGGCGATTGACCTGCTGCCTGTGCTTATCGCTTAGGCTGTTCAATCGTTGCTGGTTTGCTTCAAGCTTTGCAAATAGGTCTGCGGCTTTCGCCTCTGCCTCTTGTGCTAACTCTTGATAGCGTCCCTGCGCCTCTTTCTCGGCTCTGTCTCTCTCTGCCTGCGCCGCTTCAAGCTGTGCTAGTCGGTCTTCGGCAGATCGGGCTCTTTCCAGGGCGCTTTGTCTGCGTGCAATCGCTTCGTCTAGCTCTTTACGGTTTACGGTTTGAACAGTTGCGTCCGCTACTGATTCGGTGGCGTCCACCACCTGGCTGCTGTCGGTCATGTTAGACCCTCCTTTGTTTATCGCCGTTGACGGCGTTGGTCAAATATCTCTTGCAATAGGTTAATCGCTCGCCTGCTGATCTGCTGGCGGCGTTTGCTGTTCTTCGATCCAAAGCCGAACCATGGGCGCTGTCTGTTGGTATAGCGCGCTTTCTCGCTAGGCAGCGCTTGAGGGTGCCCAGAGAACAGCGGACCTTGTCGCCTGCCTCTAGTTGCGCTGCGGTTGCGCCTTGGTCCTGTGCCTGGTCGTTTTCCTGCTTTGCGCTTTGCCGCTGCGGCGATAGCGTAAAAGCTGCGCTTTGTGTTCTCGCTTAGTTTCGGCCAAGCCTTGGCTAAGATGCTTTTGCGGTCAGGGTTTACCGTGTCGATGAAGCCAACGGTGACGCCGTTATTGCGTGCATCGGTTACGCTAATTGCGTTTATCATGTGACCGGTGTCTGTCAGATCAACACGCGTGCTGCGACCTGCCGCCTTGCGCACCTCTGCATAGAGTTTGCTGTACGGTTTGAACCGTCGACCGTTCTTATCTTTGCCAAAGTCTTGTGTCTCGACGATGATGCGGCTTATTGCCTGCTCGCCTATAATGCGCATTGTCTGCTTGCCTGGCGGCTCGCGCAAAAAGTCCAGATCAACGGTGCCCTCTAGCTTAATGCCCCAACTCATAACAACGCCGCCGCTTCTCGGTTTAGATCGTCGCCGTCAAACTGAAAGATCTTGCGCCCGTCTTCTCTTGCGTCTCGCAGGCTGGTTGCAACTAACCGGTGACGACAGCGCCAGCCGCCCAAGCTTGGAATGATCGGCGGTTGCCTGCCGTCTTTATCTCGCAGTTTGCGCAAGTTGCTATAAGCCGGGTCGTTGTCAATCGCTGCTAAATCCTCAGCACGCACAACCACGCCTTGCATCAAACGGCAGAACGGGCGCGTCGTTGCGATCTTTGTGCCTTGATAAATAAAGTAACGTATGCCGGCTTCGCTCGCCTCGATAAGCTGAATCTGCCGCACCATGCTCGCTAGCGCAGTCTCGACGGCACTGCTTGCCCAGTTCAGCCATTGGCTAAACTCTGCGTCAAGCGGCGCTGTTAGTTGTATGCTTGCGCGCCCTGGTCCCGCGATGCCTGCCACTAAATCATTGATTGGCGCATTCGTCAGCATTGCTGCTTCTACCGTCTCTTGTATTCTGCCGGTCATCGTAAACCAGGCGTTATCAAGGTTGCGCGTCATGTTCGACGCAAAGGCGGCTAGAGCGCTTTCGCTAACGGCTAGCGCTTCGCTGTCGCCGTCTGCCTCTCGCTCTAGTTCGTCGGCTAGTTCGCTGTAAAGCGTGCGCACGGTGCTCTGGAATCCTAGCCTATTCAACTCGTCGGTTAAACGCTGACGCATCAAGACAGCGCGCTCTAGGTTTAGTCGCGTGGTTTCTAGCCTGCCTTCGTCGGTGTCTAGCTCAACGATTAGCTCTGCAGCAAAAGCTTCGAGCCGGTCGATCTGACGACGCAAGGCGCGCTCGAAGTTGTTTGCTACTCGCTCGTCGTTGATTGCCACGCGTTACGCCTCGCCGTTGCCTACGATGCCAAGCGCCGCTTCAGCTAAGCCTTGACCTGCTGGTCGGATCTGCTGGCGGTTGGTGTCGATGTTTGCCGCAAGCCTGTCTTCGGCTTCTTGCTCGCTAATGCTCAACGCTCGCGCCATAGCTTGCGCAGCGGTCAGCCAGTTCTTGCTTACGTCGTGATCGAGCACGCGCCGTTGTGCCTCTTCGTCGCTCGGAATCGTCGTTGGTCCCGGTCGCCAGACTAAACGCATTGTTGCGTCTAGCGGTGTGTCGCCTGTCATCGGCGCATACGTGTTCCACGTCGCTAGCGCTATCTGCCAGGCGTCGTCTTCCTCGATACGCTCAAACCGATTGATTGACTGAGCGCGTGCTAACTCGCTCTCAAGGTTTTCGACCTTCAGCGCCACGCCGCTTAGTTGCGGTCTGTTCTTCGGTGCCCAGCTTGACGGTGGCAGCCCTAGCCGCTGCGCTTGCTGCAGCAAATAGTCCTGCAGCAGTTCGACGTGCTCGGACAGTCGGCTGTCTGCTGTAATGCTCTGCAAGCTTTCGCCTTCTTCAAGCACGCTGACACCGCCTGGCGTGATGTTTAGCGCGCCACGCGCTCGCTCGGTGTCTAGCGCTGTTGCGACGTATGAGCCGTATCCGCTGGTCTGCGCTCGCATGTTGATGTCGCACCAAGCGCTATTGATTGCGTCTTGACTCTGCAGCAGATCAACAGGCGGTCTAGGATAGACCACGCCGTGCCCCTTCTCGCGCTGAACCCAGATCATCGGCAGCACGGTATTGCCGTCTGCGTCTTTGATCGGTGCTGTAAAATCCATAGCGTCAGGCAATGCGCCTAACTCTAGGCTGCCATCTTCTCGCACAACCACGGCTTGCCAGTCTTCGCGACCGTTTTCATCGACGCCACGCCAATACGCTAAGAAGCGTCTATTCTCTTGATTGTATCGTACGCCCTTGTCTGTCGCTAACTCAATGAGCACGGCATAAGCTGCGCTGATGTCATCTGGTCGGTCTACGTCTGGCACGATGTGCACAAGGTGCGGCTGTACGACGTTACACTCAATGCGGTTTCTAAACGTGTTCCAGCTGTAGAGCATGAGCCCAGCGCCGAACAGATGCACCGTGCGGTCTAGACGTTGCCACACTTCCCAATACGCTGCGTCTCGCTGCAGCTTCTCAAACGCTGCGATCTGCGCAGGGTCGTCTATTGCTTCGCCGCTTTGCTCGTCCATCAGCGTCCGAGCTGCTGGCGTCAAGTACACGGTAGCTTGCTGGTCAATCCAACGACGCAGCACAGGCAGTACCATGTTCGTCGGGAAGCGCTTCCACGTTTTCGGAAACTGCTTTTGCAACTGCGCCGTCAAGCCTTCTTGCTGTTCGCCAAGGTAGTAATCGTTAAGCATTTCGCAGGCGTGGCGGTAGCCGTACGGGCGCCACTCGCTGCTCAACTCTAAAATCTGCTTTACCCAGTCAGCCCGGCTGGTAATCGCTCGCTGCGATATATCGCGCATCAACTGCTGCGCTGGTCCGTTGATTAAATCAAAATACACTATAGCCGCCTTTCGTTATATCGGCGCGCAACATGCTGCTGCTGTTGCTCATGCGCCACCGTCCGGCGGCTGACTCCGTCCATGTTTGCCCAGAAATAGCGCGCAGCGTCACAGGCGTGATCGTGCACGTTGTCTTTTTCTGGTGCCTCTGTATTGCCTTTGAATCGGTACGATAGCAACGACCTATGCAAACCTCGTTTGCTGCCCTTGGTCAATCGCTCATGCACTAGAAAGCGGGGTGGCGATCCGTCTGCCGGATCCATCGCTGCGCGCATGACTTCGAGACCAAAGGCAATACGGCGCACCTTGCTGCTTGTGCGATAGCGTGCCGGGATGCCTGCACGCCTTAGCACGTCAACGTCTGTACGCCCTGCGGTTGTGGCTTGCTTGCCTGCAGGGTCGCACCAGACCTCTTGCAGATTGTAGCCTTTAGCTAGGATGCGATCGGCGAGCTGTTCGGTGGTGGTGTCGTTTGGCATTAGTTCGTCAAAGGCTACCCAGGCTTCGCGCTCTGGATGCCGACGAAAAAACACGACAGCCGGCGATCGATAGCCAAAGTCAAGCCCGGCGTACGTTTGCGCCTCTGGCTGCCATGCGCAATCGACGACGTGTTGCCGTGGCTGGTAGTCGAACACCTGCCCTTCGAGGTGCACAACCTCGCCCGATAGCTCTTGCGCTGCTAGCCGTGCGCTATAGAGCCCTCGCAGGCTGTCGATGTAGCCCTCTGGCAAGTTGTCGACGTTGTCTTCGGTGGCTGCCTTGACGACGTGCACGCCTTCGTCTAGCCGCTCGCCTGGATTGCCAAACGCATCGTGAACCCAGTTGTAGCCGCTCGGTGTGCCGGTCAATAGCACTTGATGCAGCCAGCGCGTCTTGGATCGTATGCGCCCTGTAATGGTGGTCCAGATCTCCGCCTTCATCTCTGCCGGCTCGTCAAGCCAAGCCCACGCAACTTGGATGCCTCGTAGCCTGCCCGGTCGCTCTGCAGATCGCAGCAACACCTTGCTGCCGTTGCTCCATGTATAACTGCGCTCGGTGCCGTGCCACGTTGCCACAACCTGACGCGGCCAAAGATCTTCGATCTGCGGTCTAATTACGTCATCGAGCATTGAGTAAGTCGGCGAGATGATAACGCCTGTCGTGCCTTCGGTATGAAGCAGCACGTTAGCCGCTGCCCATTGGCAACCGGTCCACGTCTTGCCGGCACCTAAGCCGCCTCGATAGTACACAAACCGATGCGGCGACATCAGCACCTTAGCCTGCGCCTCGTGCGGCTCGCCAAACTGCCACCGCTCAACCGTCGCCATCGGTGCGCCCTTTGCCTGCCTCTATGCGTCGATCAAGCCAGCCGCAGCCCTCAACGATCAAACTGCCGTTAGCCTGTATGTCTAGCCGCTGCTTACCCCATTGCTCAGGCAACCGGCGTTCGAGCGTCCACGCTGCAGCCTGCCAAGCGCCATCACGAGCTGCGCCGTCGATCAAGCGCAAGCGGTCAAGCTGGAAGTCGCTAGTCGCCTTTTCATAGGCAACGATCAGTTTAAGATAAGCGCTTTCGCGCTTACGCGCTTTGCCGCCGTTGTCAATGTGCCGACGCTCTGCGCCGCCTCTGCGAATCCAACTATTAAGCGTGTCGGTAGCAATCCCTAAATGCAAAGCAGCGTCTTTCTTGCTCAGACCTAAGCGCACGCATTCAACAATGCGATCAATTACGCTGTCAGTAGGTCCAGAGCGTTTCGCTACCATTTGACCTTGTCCGCCCAATAGGCTGCGCTCATTTTGCCTTTAGCAATGTTCTTGGCGTGCCTGGCTTTGAAGCTAGCACGACGAGCTGCCTCTGCCTTGGTGCTTGTCTTCTTGCCCTCGCCTCTAACGCCCTGCTGACCAAACCGAATCAGCTTGATCTTGTCGCCTTCTTTAGCAAGCACAGCGTGACTTTTCGTCTTGTGCTTCGGTGTGCGCTTTGGCTTGTTGTAGCCTTTAAACTTCTCGCCTGCTCGCTCTACAGTCATCTTAACGCCAGCTTCATTTCCCGTATTTGATTCTCTAAGTCTTCAAGCTTGTCAGCGCTACGGGTTAGCGCTGCAGTCATCTCGCTGCTCATGCTGTCACGGTGCCGGTTTAGATCGGCGATCACAGTATCGTATCGAGCGCGCATAGCGTCTTCTCGCTGTTCGTGCCGCTCTTGCAAACTGTCGATCTGCTTTTGAAACCTTAGCGTCAACGACTGCAACGCTTGCTGCAGTTTGTTTTGCTGCCAAGCCAGATAACCAGCGAACAAGCCTAGAGCGCCATAGTCGGTCAGCGTTTGTAAGATCGCGTCTTCCACCGCTAGCCCTTGACGATCTTAGCCCACGCTTTGCGCAGCCTCGTATGGTAGCCGTGCTTTGCGTAGGCTGGTCCGTTGTACAGGCGAGCTAAGCCCGTCCAGTCAATCGGCGTTTGG